GCGGCCCGCGGGATGGACCCCCTCGCCCCGGAGTTCACCCGGAACCTGGTGCGCAAGACGGCGCGGATCATGGCCGGTATGGACCGGGTGATGAGACCCCGCGGTATCGCGATAGATGAGCGGCTCTCATCTGCCGTTCACGCTGGCATGCAGCACCTTGCTGCGCACAAGGGCGATGTGCGCGCAGCCCTGGCCTCGGCGAAGGCCGCAGGCCCAGCGAGACACGACGCCGAAACGGCCACCTGTCGGAACCTGTAGTTCCCCACACCAGCCCAGGCCTGATTCGACATCCGCAGATCGGAACCCCATGACCACGACCGTCACCCTCGGCCTCGTCACGCTCCAAGCCTTCGAGATCCCCGCCACCATCGCCTTCGGCGGCAAGCAGCGCCTCGCCGTGCATGACCTGCCCGGCGGTGGACGTGTCATCGACGTGCTCGGCGGCGCAGATGCCGACATCACCTTCAGCGGCATCATCTCGGGCTCCGACGCCGATACGCGGGCCCAGCTGCTCGACGCGCTGCGGATTTCCGGCGCCGCCCTGCCGCTGAGCTGGTCCGAGCAATACTACATCGTCATCATCTCGGAAGCCGACTTCGACTTCCGCAAATCCTGGTGGATTCCCTATCGCCTGCGCTGCGTCGTGCAGAGCAACCTCGTCTATGGCGCCTTCGCCACCGCTGCCTCGGCGGCGGTCAGCATCGCCGCCACCCTGACCAGCGCGGCCAGCTTCCTCAGCACGCCGCTGCCGACGCTCAGCGCGGCGCAGACGGCGCTGACCCAGACCGGTGCCACCACCTACGGCACCGCCGCCTATGGCCAGAGCCTCACGGCCGTCTCGGCGGCCCAGACCACGCTCAGCAGCGATGTCGCCAGCACCGGCGCCGGGCTGCCAAGTTTCGATCTCGGCTTCACCGGACAGGATCCGGTCGCGGCCGCCACGGCCGTGACGGGGCTGACCACGACCGCCGGTTCGCTCGCGGCCCTCACCGCGGCGCAAGGCTATGTCGGCAGCGGCCTCTCCGCACTCCAGAACATCGGAACCTGACGATGAGCGGCACCAGCACCATCACCGTCGCCGGGGGCGATCTGTTCCATATCGCGGCCCAGCAACTGGGCGACGCGACGCAATGGATCCGCATCGCCCAGCTCAACGGGCTGTCGGACCCGTTTCTCACCGGCGTCACCACCCTGCAGCTGCCCCCCCAGGATCCGGCGGCCGGAGGCGGCATTGCCCAGCAATGATCTCGGCTCCGCCCGCGCCGTCTATCTGCGGCTCCTGCTCAACGGCGCGGCCGTCGCCGGCGTCACCGACGCGGAGGTCTGCACCAGCGACCATCAAGCCGCGGGCTGGTTCCGTGTCGTCGTGGCCTTGGGCGCAGACGCGGTCTTCACCGCCGCCGCCTTGGCCAGCATGACGCAGGCGACGGCGCAGATTCTGGTCGGCCTTGCACCCGCCGGCCTGCCCCCGGCGGCGGCGGTCTGGCAAAGCCTGATGACCGGCCCGGTCGACGAGATCACACTCGACCTGGTGGACGGGACCGCGCATCTGACCGGACGCGACTTCACCGCCCTCTTCATCGACACGCTCAGCGCCGAGACCTTTTCCAACAACACGGCCAGCGAGATCGCTCAGACCCTGGCGATCCGACACGGGCTGACGCCGGTCGTGACGCCGACCACGACGCCGATCGGCCGCTACTACCAGGAAGGACACGATATCTCGTCGCTCCATCAGAGCACGAAGACGGTCACGGAATGGGACCTGCTGTCATCCCTGGCCGAGGTCGAGGGTTTCGACCTCTATGTCCAAGACAGCAGCCTGTTCTTCGCCCCGCCGCTCGCGGATACGCTGCCGGCCGTCTGGCAATGGATGCCCGGCGGCACGGCGGCGACCACGCTGACGACGCTGCAGATGGAGCGCAGTCTGGCGCTCGCGCGCGACATCGTGGTGACGGTGCAAAGCTGGAACAGCCGGCAGGCGCAGATGATCACGCAGACGGTGCGGGCCTCGGCCAATGCTGCCGTGAGCGCGCGGGCGACAACGACCGCCGCTTCGGCCACCACTTACGTGCTGCTGCGGCCCAACCTGACACCGCAGCAGGCGATGAACCTCGCGACGCAGACTCTGAGCGATCTCAGCCGGCATGAGCGGGTGCTGACGGTGACGATGCCCGGTGAGCTCACGCTCGCGCCGCGCAGCCTCGTCCTTCTGCAAGGCACGAACACGGAGTTCGATCAGACCTATGCGGTGGATGAAATCACGCGCCGCATTTCGATGCGGGATGGCTTCGTGCAGAGCGTGCGCGCCGTGAACACGCCGGTGAGTGCGTCGTCATGATGGAAGCCTGGCTAAACGCTATTCGCGCCCAGGCGAGCGTGATCAACGGCGCCACCGGGCAGGTGCGCTGCGGCGTGGTGCAATCCGTCGATCCCGCGACCTATTGCGCGAAGGTCACGCTGCAGCCCGAGGGTGTGCTGACCGGCTGGCTGCCCATCGCCGCCAATTGGGTCGGCTCGGGCTGGGGCATGGTCGCCCCGCCGTCGCCGGGGCAGCAGGTGGTGGTGCTCGCCCAGGAGGGACGCGCCGAGCACGGCATCGTCCTCGGCGGGTTGTTCTCGCTCGCGGCGCAGCCGCCGCAGGCGCCGGCAGGCGAGCTCTGGATGGTTCACCAGGCGGGCGCTTTCCTGAAGCTGCATAATGACGGCAGCATCGAGGGCAATGCCACGGTCTGGAACCTGACCGGCACCATCAAGCTCACCGGAACCCTTGTCGTCAGCGGCGATATTTCCGATCAGGGCGGCGCCCACGGCACGCTCGCGGCGCTGCGCACCATCTATGACGAGCATGTCCATCCGGATGTGCAGAACGGTCCCGGCAATACCGGCCTTCCCACTCCGCAGGCATAGAGCCCATGTCCGACCTCAACCACATTTTCGGCGGCGACCTGACCGTGGCGGCGAGCGGCGACCTCGGCGCTGTTTCCGGCAGCACGCTCGGCCAGCAGCGGGTGCTGCGGCGGCTCCTCACCAATGCCGGCGACTATATTTGGCAGATCAACTACGGTGCCGGATTGCCGTCCATGATCGGCATGCCGGTCGATGCCGCCGCCATCGCAGGCCTCGTGCGCAGCCAGATCTTCCTGGAGAGCGCCGTCGCGCGCACCCCCGCGCCGGTGATCGACGTGCAGGCCGACAACACCATCGTATCCTTGCAGATCACCTACAGCGACTCCACGGCGGCGACGACGCAATCGGTTGGCGTCATGCTGACCGAATGACTTCAAGAAAAGAATGAGAGTTGCTTCTTTTTTCAAAAAGAAGAGCCTTCTTTTGATTTTCAACTTCGCCTACCCGGCAAGCGGAACCCTCAATCATGCAGCTTCTTCTGCGCAACTTCACAACACTTGTGGAGCAGACAGCGGCCGCCGTGCAGGGCAGCGCCGCTCAGCTGCTCGATTTCACCACGGGTTCCGTGCTGCGCGCCATCCTCGAAGCCAATGCCTCGCTGGGCCTATGGATGCAGTGGCTCATCCTGCTCGTGCTGCAGACGACGCGTCTCGCCACCAGCAGCGGCCCTGATGTCGACAGCTTCGGCGCGGATTTCGGCATGACACGCCTGGCCGCGGTCGCGGCCCAGGGCAGCGTCACCTTCAGCCGCTACACGCCCTCCATGGCGGCGTTGATCCCCATCGGCGCCATCGTGACGACCGGAGACGGCACCACGCAATTCGCCGTCCGCACGGACACCACCGACAGCGCCTGGAACGCCGCGCAAAACGGCTATCTGCTGGGCATTGGCGTCGCCAGCGTCAACGTGCCTGTCGCCGCCGTCGTCGCAGGCAGCGCCGGCAATGTCCTGCCCGGCACGATCAGCCTGATCGCCACCGCCATCCCCGGCATCGACACCGTCACCAACACGCTCGCCCTCACCGGCGGCCTGGATGCAGAGACCGACGGCGCCTTCCGGCTCCGCTTCCAGAGTTTCATCGACAGCCGGACGCGGGCGACCGTGCAAGCGGTGACCTATGCCGCCACCAGCATTCAGCAGGGCGTGTCATGCACCGTGCAGGAGAATACCGACGGCAGCGGCGCCTTCGTCCCTGGACATTTCGTGGTGACGGTGGATGACGGGTCGGGATCGCCGCCTCTCACCCTGCTCGGCGCCGTGCAGGCAGCGGTGAACGCCGTCCGCCCTGTGGGTTCCATCTTCGCCGTCAGCCCGCCGACCCTTCTGGCTGCCAATGTCGCGCTGACGCTCACGATCGCCACCGGCTCCAACAGCGCCACCGCCTTCGCCGCCGTCAGCGCTGCCATCACGAGCTTCGTCAACACCCTGCCTGTCGGCACCGGTCTCGCCTATACGCGCCTCGCCCAACTCGCCTACGACGCGAGCCCAGCCGTCAGCAATGTGACCGGCCTCACCTTGCAGGGTGGCACCGCCGACCTCGCCGCTGCGCCCAACACCGTCATTAAGCTCGGCGCGCTCGCAATCGGCTGAGGAGGCAACCATGACCGGAGATCAGAATGACATGCAGGCGCGGCTGCGCGCCGTGCTGCCCAATGGCTGGTTCGCCGACGAGGCGCCGATCCTCTCGGCGCTGCTCGCCGGCCTCGGCAACGCCTGGGCCTGGCTCTACAGCCTTCTCGCCTATGTGCGCCTGCAGACCCGCATCGCGACGGCGACCGACGGCTGGCTCGACCTTATCGCCCGCGACTTTGGCGGGCCGGCCTGGGCGCGACAGACGGGCGAGACCGATGCCGCATTCCGCACCAGGATCATGCGCAATCTGCAGCGCCTGCGCGGCACCCGGAGCGCCCTGATTACCGGACTCACCGAGCTCACCGGCCGCACGCCTGTCGTATTCGAGCCCGCCTATCCGCTTGATACCGGCGGTCTCGGAAGCGTCGGGCTCGGCTGGAGTACCCTGGGCGGCTGGGGCAGCCTTGCCTTGCCTTACCAATGCTTCGTGACCGCCTATCGTCCCTCCGGCGGCGGCATCGCCAGTACCGGCGGCTGGGGCACCACCCATACCACATTTGCCCTCGGCGGCTGGAACACCGGCGCCTTGCAATATGGCGACGTGAGCCTGATCGCGGGCGAAGTCACCGACGCGCAAATCCTTGCGACGATCGCCGACTGTATGCCGGCGGCAACGGTTGCTTGGACCGCAATCTCGAACTGAGGGTTTGCAGAGGAACGCCCATCCGAGGCGGTGCCGAGTTTCCCGCTGCCGCAGCATGCCCTGTCACCTTCGATCGCTTTCAATTTCCGAGGACCCTCATGGACCGGCAGATCGTCTATCCCGCCTCCATCCCCCTGGATACAGACTTCCTCTCGCTCAACCGCAACGCCATGGTGGCGCTCGGCAGCTTCGCACAAGCCGTGCTCGGCTCGGCGACAATCGTCGATGGCCTCGCCTGTCTGCCGACCGCGCCGGCGTCGCTGAGCGTGACCGTCGGCGCCGGGTCGATCACACAACTCAGCCCGGTCGACGGCCTGGCCTACGGATCGCTCGGCGCCGACACCACCGACCAGATCGTGAAGATGGGCATCAACCTGCAGCCCACCACCTTCACGCTGACGGCACCGGCGACCGCAGGCGAGAGCGTGATCTACTTGATCGAGGCGAGTTTCTCAGAGAGCGATACGACGCCGGTCGTGCTGCCTTACGTCAACGCCGCCAATCCCGCGCAGCCCTATTCCGGCCCTGGCAATACGGGCGTCGCCCAGAACACCCAGCGGATCGAGCGGGTGCAACTGCAGCTGAAGGCGGGTGCGGCCGCCAATACCGGCACCGAGACCGCGCCCGCCATCGATACCGGCTGGTCCGGCCTCTACCTCATCACCGTCAATTACGGGCAGAGCACCATCACCTCTGCCAATATTGCCGTCCACCCGGCCTCGCCCTTCATCAACTTCAAGCTGCCGACACTGACGCCCGGCTTCTCCCGCCGCGTCGCCTTTGCCACCGATACGGCCTTCACCGTGCCGCTCGGCGTCACCCTGATCCGCGCGACAGTCGTTGGCGGCGGCGGTGGCGGTGGCGGCACGGACAAATCCTATGCTGCGGCGGGCGGTGGCGCAGGCGGTTTCGCCAGCGGCACCTTCGCCGTAACGCCGGGCAGCAGCATCGCCGTCACCGTCGGCGCCGGGGGCGCGAGCGGCGTGGCCTTTGCCTCGGGCGGCACCGGCGGCTCTTCGAGCTTCGGCACCTTCTGCAGCGCGACCGGCGGCGAGGGCGGGCAGTATCAGTCGGCACAAGCCACGCCCGGGGGCGCCGGCGGCCTTGGCAATGGCGGCGAGGTCGCGGGCTACGGCGGCTATGGCTCCGATGGCCAGAACGGCACGATGGTGATCGGCGGCAATGGCGGCGCCAGCCTGATGGGCGGCGGCGGCCGTGCCTCGACCGCCGGCAACCCCGCGCTCAACGGGCAAGCCCCCGGGTCGGGCGGCGGCGGGGTCTACAACAGCTCCGGCAATGGCGGCCAGGGCGCCACCGGCATCGTCGTGCTGGAGTACTGACATGTCCACACCCGCTGTCCATTCCTGGAAGCCGAGCCACGCCCGCGTCCTCACGATCACCGGCTTTGATCCGCGCCCGCGCGGCGCCTGGCCGCTGACGCCGCCCGGCACGGCCGCCGCCTGGCCCGCCAAGGATCCGGCCGACCTCCTCGACTATGTCTATGACATCACCCCAGCGGTCTGGGGTGATGACGGCGACAGCATCGCTTTTCTCGACATCACGATCACGCCGGCTGCCGCCGGCGACCTCACCTGTACCTCCAGCACCAGCAACGGCTTGCTCGCCATCCTTTGGCTGAGCGCCGGGCAGAGCGGCACGACGTATTCGGTGACACTCGCCATCAGCACTCTGGCAGGACGCAGCTTCCAGCGCACGGTGCTGCTGCCCTGCATCTCGCTCTCCAGCGAGCCCCCCCTGGGTACGGAACTCGTCACCGAGACCGGCGCCGCCATCACCGATCAAACCGGCAACCCCCTCTTTGTAGAAAGCTGATCGCATGCCCACGATCGATCAACTACAGGCGGCGGTCGCGAGTTCCGATACCGACGAGCTTGTGGCGTCGCAGAGCGGCGATGCGCGTAAGGTCACGCGCGCCCAGCTACTCGCGGGTCTGCAGCCGGCGATTTCGGTGCCGCCGGGCGCCTTGCTCGGCAACAGCACCAGCAGCGCCAGCGCGCCACTCTCCATCACCGTCGGCAGCAACCTCACGCTCTCCAACGGCACGATCAACGCGCCCGCGCCCTTCGTCATCAGCGGGCTGCCCTCGGGTGCCGCGCCATCGCCCACCGATCTCGTGCCGCTGTCGCAAAGCGGCACCGCCAATTCGGTGTCCTACAGCACCTTCCTCTCAAGCCTTGCGACGCTCCCGGGCTTCGACGCCTCACCGCTGCACGCCCAGGCTGCCGGCGGCACGACCTCCCGCACATTCGCCGCTCTGCTCGGCGATACGGTATCGGTCGAGGATTTTGGCGCCGTCGGTGACGGTGCCACGGATGACAGCGCCGCCTTCGTGGCGGCGGTCGCGGCCGCGCGACCCATACGGCTGGGGCCGAAGACCTATATCGTGAACGGCCCGATCACGCTGACCAGCGCCACGGTCCTGACGCTGATCGGCGTCCCCGGCCAGACGACGATGCGCCGGCTGGCCCAGAGCAGCGGCTCGGGCTGGGTCTCTCTCGCTTCCCCGGTCGTTCACGCCGAGGGCATCATCTTCGACGGCAATAGCGCGCTGGCCAGCGGCGTCAATGCCGTGACGGTTACCGCAAGCTGTGTCCGGTCCACCTTCGAGCGTTGCGCCTTCACCAACGCGGTCTCGGCCGCAGGTCTGAGGTTCAACCTTTCCGACCCGGTTCTGGCGCGCCATGCCGTGATCGGCTGCGAGGCCTACGGCAATGGGCACGGCATCTACTGCGTTGCCGCCGATGGGCTGACCGTCACCGCCTGCCACCTGCACGACAATACGGGCGCCGGCATCTTCGTCGACTACATCGACCCCAACCATGTCGTGAAGTCCCGGCTGACGACGGTCGTCGGCAATCAGTGCTGGAACAACCTGATCGGAATTCAGATCGGCGATTATGCGAGCACCTATGCCGTGCCGCCGGTCATCAGCAACCAGACGGCCGATGCGATGCTCTGCGTCGCTGCCAGCAATATCTGCCACGACAATACGGAATACGGCATCGTTGCCCAGGGCTACAACCTGCTGGTCCATGGCAATATCGTCTACAACAACGGCGGCACGAGCCCGAACAATGGCGGCATTCTCGCCAATTGCTTCGCGAGTTTGATCGCCGGCAATCTGGTGTCCGGCCATCTTGGCTTCGGCATCGATGCGGGTGCCGCGAACTTCACGCATATCACGGGCAATCTCGTCACGACCTCGCGCATCGGCATCAATGCCGGCGGCGCGCAGGAGCCCCGCATCACCGGCAATTCGATCGCGGCCGCCAGCTACTACGCCATCGTCATCTACAACAACGAGACCAATGCCGGCGGTTCGCCCATCGGCGTGCCTTCGCTAAACTGCTCGATCACCGAGAACACCATCGACATGCCGTCCGGTGGCGGCGGCATTCTGCTGATCGATGGTCCGCAGAATGTGCAGGTCGCGCGCAACAACTTCATCACCGCTGCGGGCGATACGCCAAGCCTGTGCCTGCTGCCGCTGACGGATAACGTGACCATCGTGGGTAATCTGCTGAACGGCGCCAGCACGCTGCATTATTCCGATCCCTCGACGATCTCGGGCACGATCTGGAACGGCCTCTACGGACTGGGCTATCCCGACATGATCGACAGCGTGCAGGTTCTGAACGCAGCGCAGCCGGTGCAGTGCATTCACTCGATCAATGCCATCAACTACGCGCCTCACGTCACGTTCGTGAAACTGACAGCCGGCGGGAGCGGCTATACCAGCGCGCCGACGGTCACCTTCAGCGGCGGCGGCGGAACCGGCGCGACCGCCACCGCCTTCATCACAAACGGCGTGGTCATCGGCTTTCGCATGACCGTGTTCGGATCGGGCTACACCTCGGCCCCTACGGTGACGCTGAGCGGCGGCGGCGGCTCGGGCGCGACCGCCATCGCCTTCGTCGGCATTCCGGTTGCAACGAACCGGCGCCTCCGGGTTTTCTGCGGCGTGCCCATGCGGTGGGCCACGAGCGGCAGCAATCCGGTGCAATCAACAGCATCCGGCGTCGCCATCTCGACACCCGCAAATTCCGACATCGAGTGGGTCGGCTTCAACGGTGGCTGGTATGCCAGTAGCTACCAGCAGACGGATTACGTGGCGCCTGCAACCGACGGCAGCGTCACGCTGCAGAGCATCGCGGGCGATATCCGCCTTCAGCCGGGCGGCAGTGGCGCCGTGCGCTGGCTGAACGCGGCACAGGGCACCGGCTGCACGACGACGGTCGGCAGCGGATCGCCCTTGGGCGTGGTGACGGCGCCCCCGGGCTCCGACTACCGCAACCTCACCGGCGCCGCAGGCAGCATCTTCTGGATCAAGCAGAGCGGGACGGACGCCAGCGGCTGGATCGCCCTCGCCTGATCAAGCCAGTAAGGAATGTGAGATGCCGACGATTGCAAATCTGCCGGCGGCAGAGGCTTTGTCGCCGACGGACGTGTTGCCTATCGATCAGGGGAACGGCACCAACGCGGTGACGATCGCCACCCTCTTTGCGGGCCAGCAGGCCGCCATCGTGGCGCCCACGGGCAGTCTGCTTGGCCGCGTGTCGCTCGGCTCCGGTGGGCCGGAGACGGTCGGTGTCGGCAGCGGCCTCGTTCTGTCGGGCGGCACGATCGCGATCGGCGGCTCCATCAACGCGCTCCTCAGCGGCGAGACGGTCGATCAGCTGCAGGCGGCCTCTGTCGCCACGGATACGGATCAGATCGCGGTCGATCAGGGCGGCGCCGCGCTGGTGCGACAGACGATGGCCGCGATCTGGAGCTATATCGAAGCCAAGCTGCCCATCGCCACGCAGCGCGTGGTAGAGCTGACAACAAACACGGTCCTGGACGCGACGGCGCATAATGATGCCATCCTGGTCTGCAGCCAACCGCTGACGCTCAGCGCGAATTTCGCCAATATGGGCTCGGGCTTCGCCTGCGACGTGCTCAACCTGTCGACCGGTGTGGTCACCATGGGAACCGGCATCACGGTCGGCTCGGGCCAGCCCACGCTCGCGCCGCAGATGGCGGCACGGCTCGTGGCGGTGACCTATTCCGCCGGCAACCTTGTGTTCTGGGCCGGCAGCCAAGCGGCCGCCGCCACGACCTCCGGCGGCTCGACCGTGAGTTCCGGCGGCTCCACCGTCTCGTCTGGCGGCTCGATCGTCAGCTCCGGCGGCTCCACCGTCTCGTCTGGCGGCTCGACGGTCAGCTCCGGCGGCTCCACCGTCTCGTCTGGCGGTTCGAGCGTGACCTCGGGCGGATCTTCCACCTCCGGGGGGGTCACCGTCGCCTTCGTGACGGCGCCGTCGGGCAGCTACACGCCGGGTCAGACGGGGGTCCCGGTGAACGCGACCCTCAATCCTGGCACGGCGGCGAGCGGCCTGCAGTTCGGCTTCTCCACCTCCGTCACGGTCGCGCCGACGGCCTGGACGGCAGGGGTCCTCGTCAACACGCAGAGCAGCGGCGCCACCTTCTGGGGCACCTACCTGACCATGCCCTCTACCGCAGGCACCTATTATTGCTGGGCCCAGGCCATCGGCGGAGCGGCCGCGGCGGTCAGCGCGGCCATCGTCGTGACCTGAGACCCATCATTCCTCCGCCCGTTCCAGCTTCGGGCTGATCGGCCCTTCCGCCCTCACGCCAACGCGAAACGAGACCCCCATGATCACCCAACAAGGCGCCCTGAACACGACCGCCCTGGTCGTGCCGGATCTCTATGTCCAACTCGTGCCGCCCAGCGCGGTGCTGCTCAACGGCGTGCCGAGCAACATCCTCGGGGTTGTCGGCACAGCGAGTTGGGGGCCGGTCGGCATCCCCGTCACGCTCGGCACCATGGCGGAGTATGCTACGGCCTTCGGCCCGGTGATGAACCGCCTCTTCGACATGGGGACGCATGTCGCGGTCGCCGTGCAGCAAGGTGCGGCCGCTTTCGTCTGCGTCCGCGTGACGGACGGAACCGCGGCGAAAGCGACCGGCCAGGGCCCCGCCGGCTGCATCACCTTCACCGCGCGCTACCCGGGCAGTGTCGGCAATCTCGTGACCGTGACCCTCGCTGCCGGCAGCAAAGCGGGCAGCTGGGCCGCCATCATCGGGGTCCCCGGCCTGCCGCCGGAGCGGTTCGATAACATCGAGGGCAGCGGCGGCGCCTTCTGGACCGCGCTCGTCGCCGCGATCAATACCGGCACCGGGCAGCTATCGGCAGCGGCCTCCAGCTATGTCACCGCCGCCGCCGGCGGTGGCACCACAGCGCCGACGGCCGCGACCTACACGCTGAGCGGCGGGCTTGATGGCGCATCCGGCGTGACCGCGGCCAGCCTGACGGGCAGCAACACCCTGCCCTATAGCGGCATGTACGCCCTCACCGGCCAGGGCTGTTCCATCCTTGACCTCTGCGACGGGACCGATCCCAGTCAATGGCCGGATGTCGAGGCCTTTGCCGCCGCGGAGGGCCTGTATGCCATGCTGGCGGGACCGGCAGGCGATACCATTGCCAATGCAATCGCCACCAAGGCTTCGGCCGGCATCGACAGCCCGGCCGTGAAGCTGCTGTTCGGCGATTGGCTGTGGTGGTGGGATGCGACCAACGAGACCCAACGCCTGGTCAGCCCGCAATCCTTCGCGGCCGGACGCCTGGCCAATCTCTCGCCCGAGCAGTCGGGCCTCAACAAGCCGCTCTACGCCATCGCCGGCAGCCAGACGGTGGGCGTGCCGGGCTCGGGCGTCGCACGGGCCTATAGCGTCGCCGAGCTGACGACGCTGTTCGAGGCGGGGATCGACGTCATCACCAATCCCGGAGCGGGCGGCCAGACGATCTGGACCTTGCGGCTCGGCCACAACAGCAGCAGCAACCCGGCGATAAACGGCGACAATTATACGCGGCTGACGAACTACATCGCCGCGACGCTGGCCGCCGGTATGGGCCTCTATGTCGGGCAGGTCATCAATGCCACGCTGCTCCGCAATATTCGCAGCACCTTGCTGGCCTTCCTTCAAGGCTTGCTGAGCCAGGGGATGCTCGGCAGCACCGATGGATCGACCCCCTTTGCCGTCCTCTGCGACACGACGAACAATCCGCAATCGCGGCTGGCGCTGGGCTATGTGCAGGCGGATGTGCAAATCCGCTACCAGGGAATCAACGAGAAGTTCCTGGTCAACCTCGACGGCGGCACCGGCGTGCTCATCACCACGACCTCGGCCGCGGCCTCCGGAACGGGCGGCAGTTCGGGTGGCAGCAGTTCTGGCGGCGGCAGTTCGGGCGGCGGCAGTTCTGGCGGCGGCGGCAGTTCGGGCGGCGGCAGTTCGGGCGGCGGCAGTTCGGGCGGCGGCGGCAGCTCCGGCACGTCAGGGGGCGGTGGCACCACCACGCTCAGCTTCCAGCTCGCCCCCACCGGACCCTATACGCCTGGGCAGACGAGCATCGGCGTCAATGCCATTTTGGCCCCGGGCAGCGCGACCGCCAACATTCAGTTCGGCTGGTCCAGCTCCGCGACCGTGCCTCCGACCAGCTGGACGGCTGGCGTCTATGTCAACACCCAGTCCAACGGCGACTCGCTCTACGCCGCCTACCTCACCGCCCCCGCCACGGCCGGCACCTATTACGGCTGGGTCGAGACGACGAACGGGAGCGTCACGGCCGTCTCCGCCAGCGTGACGGTGACCTGATGCTGCTCGCGGGCCCCAAAACGCCGCTGCTGGTCGCCGCTGGCATTCCCCTCTTCACCACCCTCGGCACGGGCAGCACCACGACCCCGACACCGCCGCCCACGACCTTTTCCGGGCCAACGCCCGCCGCCATCACCGGGCTCGCCGGCTGGTGGGATGCCGGCACCGCCGCCGCCTGGAACGCAGTCGTCGCGAGCCTCTCGGACCAGTCCGGCAACGCTCAGGCGATGACGCCTTATCATTACTATACTGGCAGCAACGTAACCCCCGCTTCGCTGATCGCCACGCCGCGCCTGAATGCGTTGCTCGGCGGCCTCGGCGCGCCGATCGCGCAATCGACCAACGGCGCGGCCTCCACCTATGCGCCGACGCTCGACCCGGATACCGGGCTGCAGCTGGCAAGCCTTTCCGTGGCGCCCGATACGGCCTGGACGATCATGCTGGTCTGGAGCCGGCCGAATCTTCGCCAAGGCACCCTGTCCGTCAACGCCAACCCCGTTTCCCTCATCTGCGCGAACGGCAAGGTTCTCGTCTCGCTCTCGACCACCGGCAACACGCTCACGCTCTTCCCGTCGGGTGCGGCCATTGTCCTGTCATCGACGATGACCCGTCGCCACAGCCATGCGATCATCCTGCGCAACACGCCTGGGGAAGGCGTGGATGCCTGGCTCGATGGCGTGCAGGTGGCGACCGGCGTCGCGAACCCGCTGCCGACCGGTGTCACCGGCCAGGTCGTGCTGATGCATGAGATGGACCTGCAGGGCGCGGCGCAGCTCTGGTTCCACGAGATGGCCAGCTGGGCGCGGGCGTTGGACGCCGCTGACATGGCAACGCTGATCGCCTGCGGCGGCCGCTGGGTCCTGGGCCCGCGGCGCGGCGTGTCCCTGCTCATCATGGGGCAGTCCAACGCCAGCTACTTCGTCGTTTCTGGCGGCGCGCAGCTGATGGCCAATGGCCTCGCCTGGTATCTGGGCGCGCTGGCGGGCAACATCATCTTCCAGCCCTCTGGCACCTATACGAATCCGGACCGCTACACCCAGGTCAACGGGCACCCCATTTCGAACTCGACCGCGCCGCTCTTCCCGCCGGGCACGGGGAATGGCACCTTCCTGACCAATCCGGGTGACGGCTCCGACCCCTCCGGCTGGGCATTGGGGCCCGATGGGCTGGCGACCGAGGCCTATCTCACCGGCACAAGCGCCATCCCGACGGCCGCCGACCTCACTGACATCGCGGCCATCGTCTGGCCCTGGACAGAACAGGACAGCACCGCGCCTTATTCGCAGAAGGCGCTGTACACCGGCACCGTCGAGCGGCTGGCGTCGCTCACGCGGGCGATGATCGGGCGGACGGCCGCGCAGCTGCCGCTGCTGATGTGGAATGCGATCCCCTATGAGACGGATGCCGGCGTGCAGATGGTGCGCGAGAGCATCGCCGATATCGCGGCCGACAGCACGCAGAACCTCCGCGTCTTCGTGGCACAGACGGCGGACAGCATTCCGCTGAGCGCCAGCTATGACGCGACCAACGGGACCTGGACTGGCGGAGACCCCGAGCATCGGGACGAAACCGATGAGGTCACCTTCGGGCGACGCGGCGCCCATATCGCCGCGCGCGCCGCCTTGGCGGCGGGCTTCGCCGATACGCTGACGGCGATCCCCATCGGCATGCCTCTGGCAGGCCCATCCATCACCCATGCCTATCAGCAGAGCGGGACGGAGATCGTAATCACGCTGGCGCAGGATCAGGGTACCGACATCCTGGTGCCGCTGCAGGCTGCCGCCGGCGTGGGTTGGGCGGTCATGGACGGCGGCTCGGTCGCTTCGCCGGGACCGATCATCTCCGCCACCGCGGCCACCCGCATCGATGCCACGCATCTCCTGGTCACGCTCGCCAGCGCGCCTGCGAACCCGCCCGCCGCGTGTCAAATCTTCTACCCCTATGGCTCGACTCAGATCGGCCGTGGCGACGCGGTGACGGATAATTTCTCGACCATCGGCTGGCCGGCAGGCTGGAACATGCCGGGCGACCTCGGCAGCGGCTGGGCGATCGATTTCCCGGTGCAGGCCACCAGCTACGGCGTGCCGCTCAGCAGCAGCGCCACATGATGGCATCTGGAACGGAGGGCGGCATGAGCGCCAATGACTGGGTCGGGGTCATCACCGTGGCCGTGACGATCTTCGCGCTCTACGCCTCGGCCTTGGCTTGGCTGGTCGGGCAGAGCGGGCGACTGCGGTCCGAGACCAAGCGGGACATCGAGGCCTTGGAGTCTGTCGGCGAGCGCGGTCTCGACAAGATCCAGGCGCAGGAATCGAAGTCGCGGCAGGAGCTGGCGACCGCCTTGCAGGCGGGCATTCAGTCGCTGCAGCAGCAGGTGAACCAACTGCGGGACGGCAGTGCCACCAAGCCGGAACTCGCGGCGGTCGAACAGCGGCTGGCGGCGACGCTAAACGAGTTCAAGGCTGAGACGCGGACGGAATTCGCCAAGATCACGCAGAAGGTCGACCGGCTGCCGGCGATGGAGGCACATCTGGCGGCTGTCAGCCAGATGATCGAGAAGATCAGCGCGGCACTGACGGTGCGCGTTTAGCAGGCTGCCTGCTAAGCCAAGATGCCGCCGAACTCGCGAATGACATAGTGGTCGTGGTTACCAAACTTCCTTGACACCGCGAATCCTTCCTCGACGGCAGCCGAATAATTGTAGCCCGCTCCAGTTGGCCGCGTGTGCAGAGCCGCAACGCAGTCAATAATCGCGATTTTGGTCGCCGGTCCCTGCACCAATTTGGACCAGGCATAGTCGATACCAAAGCCGCTGAGGTTGAAGTCAAATGTGTGGATGCAGTCCAGAAGCGCCTGTCTGGAAAATACGGGGGTCATAATCTCGACCATGCTGACGAAGCGGAGGCTATAGGCGCTGTTCTGCCGCGTCGTGTTGTAGTTGACGACCCCCTTGGGATCGAGGGACGGTTGCGCCAGCTGAAGCTCATACTCCCGGCAAACCGCGAACAGTAGATTAATATCCCGCCAGCTCATGTCCAGATCGTCATCCGGCAACATGATATAATCATACTGCCATAGCACGCTAGCCTTGTGCATCAGCTTCTTAATCGCCGAAAACTTCCGCTCGTTACGTTGTAACACGGAATACTCCGCATAGTCTTCGGCTGGGAAATTCTCCGGATTGCCGTAGAAGCTGGTGCAAAGATCCCATGATCTTGTCTCATCGAGGATGTTTTGCTTCCATTGCGAATGCAGCGATCTCTCATTCGCGCGTAACAGAACCAGGTTCTGCCGCGACCCAACCGCCCGGCGCTGGATCAGCTGCATCTCCGGGTCGGGCGATACGAGCTCCCCGCCGACGGCTATCTCTTGAAGAACATGAAGAATACTGCCATCTCGAAAATACCCTTTCAGAACAAGTAGCCCGTCGTCGCCTACGAAGCACTGGTCGAACAGCGTCGAGGTCTGACCAATCATGTCGACAAGGGCAAGCCGACCGTCCTGAAGCCTCCAACTGGCTTCGTTCGGATTGCGATACCCCATCACACGCCCGCCGCTCGTCAATCTCAGAAACGGAGCATGTACAAATCCATTATCGATCCCGAAGCGCCAGCATCGGTCCTGTAGCCGCTCAAAGTCGAGTTCAGACATCCGCTTCTCCGCCGCCATATCTTCATTTGGCTCAATCTCGTGAGGATCGAAAGCCTTGTGAGCCCGGCGCAGCTGTTAGAGGATCGCTCGATTCGGGGGAGTTCCGTCATCCACGACGTTGATCCCCAGCGCCGCAAATGCCAGACCGCGGTCCGTCAGAATTTCAAACTTCTCGTTGGCTGACAAGTCATCCCGCCTGATCAAATCAAGATCGACGGATTTATGGGCCAGGATACCACCCAACTCGCGCATCACATAGTGATCGAAGTATCCGTATTGTTCCGAGACTAGATATCCCTCCCTGATCGCCGAGAAAATGTCGTAGTTACTCCCGGTTGGTCTGGTATGCGTCACCGAAACCCGATCGATGACTGCAATCTTCGTCAGCGGACCGTCCACGAGCTTGGACCAGGCGTAGTCGATGCCGTATCCTGTCTTGTTGTATCCGAAGGTGTGGATGCAGTTCCGCAATGCCTGATTGGAAAAGATCGGGGCCATGATCTCCACCATTGTCACGAAGCGGAGGAGGAACAGAGGATTCTGTCTGCTGGCTTTGTAGTTGATCACACCGGAAGGATCGAGCGACGGCTGGGCAAGCTGGAGATCATATTCGTGACAGATCGCAAAGGCCGTGTTCACGTCACTCCATTTCATCTGCAGGTCATCATCGGGGAACATGATATAGTCATAGTTCCATAGAACGCTGCCTTTATGCATCAGGTTGCTGAGACCCAGGAACTTGGGCTGCCGATACTGCAGGCAGGCATACTCGGAGAAGTCCGGGGGCGGAAAAGTGTCCGGGTTGCCGTAATAGGCGATACAGAGATCCCAGGAACGATCGCTGTCATCAATGTCGCGCTCCCAACCGGTGTGTAGCGATCGCTCATTGGCGCAAAGGACAACCAGGTTCCGTCTTCCGCCCACGGACTTCCGTTGAATGAGCGTGATGGACGGCGAATAGGGCACCGGACCGTGCTGCGGATCGATTTCACGCAGGAAATGGATCGTGCTGCTGTCACGATGCCGTCCCTCCAATCTGATACGTCCGTCTGTTCCCACGATGCTGCGGTCGAAGACGGTGGTCGGTCGACCCACCTCGTCGAGGAAAGCGAGCCTGCCATCCGTGATCACCCAGCCACTTTCATTTGCATGTCGATAACCGATAAGCCTTCCCCCCTCACCGAATCTCAGAAACGGCGCGTAAACGAGCGTATCGTCATGACCAAAACACCAGCATCGGCGGCATAGTTGATCTGCCGTCAGCATGATTTTCAGATCGCCTTCCACGCGTCCCTCCGAAACATCTCTGCTCAAATCTAAAGAAATTATTACTTCGCCGAATTGTCTCCCTACAATGCTTCAAGCGTCAGGCGACGGGAAGAGCTTTTCTTCGGTGGCTCGAAACGCCGTTCCGAAATCAGATTCAATGTAGTCGCATCACATTGCCATCACAGATGGGCGAAGCGGTCTCTTCTGGTTTCTTTAGAGGTCGGTTCATCTTCGCATCATCATGGATTGACGCCGATCCGAAACCATTACGCGCCCGACGAGCGGTTTATCGAACCGTGGGCGTGCTCATTCCTCAACATTCAGGAGATTATCATGGACCTCTCTCCGCTCGTGGATACGGCCGCAACGCTCGCCTCGGCCATTTTTGCCGCCAGCGCTCCGGTCGTCGTGCTGAAGCTCAGCACGATGCTCAAGCTCAACCTGGATCAGACCCATCGCGCGGCCGTCAGCGGCGCGCTCGATACCGCGCTCGGCCTCGGCCTGCAGCTCGCGCAGGAGGCGGGCGACTCACATCTGAGTAATGTGAATATCCGCAGCGCAGCCCTCGCCGCCATGGTCGGCTATGTGAAGCAAACGGTTCCGAGCGCGGTCAGCCATTTCGGCCTGACCGATGACAGTCTCGCGCAGAAGGCCTCGGCGCGGCTGGCGGCCGCTCTGCATGTCACCTCCGCCCCAGCGGCGCCCGCCGCGGCGACGGCAACGGCGCCCGCGCCCGTTACACCGGCAAGCCTGCTCCCCGCCGGATCATGA